GCACCGGACATGATGAGGCCGGTAATGGTTTCGGCGGTTTCAGCGCTGCCACCGAGAGCAACGTACAGACCGGCGATAAAACCGGCAAGGGCTACCCAGAGTTTGCGCGAAGTCAGCTTACGAATAATGTCTGCTTTAGTCATTTTATTTTTCTCCTTTCAATTATGGCTTGTGAAAGCCTTCAAGATCTTCAATGCGGTGGTTGGCCACCTTCATCTGTTCATCAAGGACCTCCGAATGCTTTTCCAGCTCATAGGTGCGCTCGATGACCTGATTGTGTTTGTTCACCTTTTTCTCAAGCTCTTCAAGCCGGTAGGCTATAAGCGCGCTTGATTTTCGGTTGGCGAAGTAAGCCCCGGCGAGAGTGCCGAGAAAGCCCAGCAGGGCCACTATTACTGTGTCGCCCATTGGTTCTACACCCCCTTGACCAACGCCGCCCAGGTCTGCCTCCCGGCGATGCTGTCCGCCGTCAGGCCACGAGCTTGCTGGAACTCCCGGAGCTGGTCATATGTAGCCTGGTCGAATATCCCGGTTATCCCTGCCGGGAAGCCGTGGGCTATCATCAGACCCTGCAAGGCCACCACATCCGGGCCGAACATGCCATAGGCGAGTACCCGGGGCGGCCAATAGCTTGGCTCCCCCTCTGAGGGAGTTGTCACCGAAGGTGACTGAGAGGGCAAAACCGCCGGGGTGTGGAAAATCTCATCTCCCGGCTCTCCCGTGGGGCTGTTGTCCGGCGCGGTGCCCAAATTGGCACTGCCGACCTCAAGCCCGCCCAGCTGCATATAGAACTCGTTGGCATAGGCCGCGCGCTCCTTGACGTTGACCACTTGCTCAGCGGGTCTCTCGTACTCCTTGCAGATGCGCTCAGCGGCCTCGTAGATGCCCGTAGCGCTTCTAAGATAATTCCAGAGTGCCCGGTACTCCGGCTCGTTCTGAAGCTCGCGCAGCGCAAAATCCACCTGTGTGGGCTCATCTCCGATACTCACGCCCCGCTCCCGGTGGAACTGGAGCATTTTTCGTTTTCGCGCCGGGAGCGTCCATTGACACAGACCGTAGCCCCGCTGGTCGGAGACAAAGTCTATTGCCCCGGCATCCACGGCAGCGGTGTAGTCCGCATCGGCATAGCCCATGCCGTTTTGGACGTTTGTTGAGACCATGCCGCTCTCGTCCTGCATATTGCCCATCATGGCGCAGGCACCCACCGGCGACATACCGGCCTGAACAAGCTTAATGTATATCGTCTGTGCGCTCATCGGCATGTACCTTGTAGTATTCCTCTCCGGGGACAAAGCATCTGAGCTTCTGGATGTCAAACAAACGCACCGGGCAGGCTATGCCCTCGCCGCCATCCAAGAGCTTTGTCCTCTCTGCAAATCTGCAAAGCTCGCAGTCTGCGCCATCGTAAGGGATAATTCCCTCCATATTGTTGAAATCAGGTTCAACATAGTTGTGAATTACTATTGCCATAATTAGTCCTCCGTCAAAAGTCCGCTGCTGCTCTTATCGCTGTCGTCTTCATCGTCATGCCTGATAATCCAGCACATTGCCGACCCACTCCCATCCTTGTTCATAATCCAGTGGCGACCAAACATTATTATCAATGAGGCTGCGGTAGATGCTCAAACCCCACGAGCAGACATTCCCGATCATATAAGGACTGGTGCTCAGTGCTATCCACGGCCTTGCATGAGCCGGGTCGTTGCTCCACACAAAGCCCCACTGTGCCGGGAGCATTTCCGGCTCCTGTTGATAAATGGTACTGTCATAGGGCTGCAAGAGCTTCACCACGCGCCGGGCAGAGGACATACACACAAATCCCGCTTCCCGGTCTTTCATGTTTTTCACCTTGACGGCCTCAATAAACAGCGGTATGCGTTGGGCTTCACCGTTCAGCTCAGTCCCGCTCATGTCCGGCGCGGCAAGCTGCAAAGCCTCTGCATCGGCCTTGCCCCTTGGGGCGGCTATGGCTCTGGCGGCGTTGAACTCCCGCTCAAGTACTCTTTCTTTCGCTGTGCTCATATGCTGTTCACCCCTTCGGCATAGCCGCTCTCATACCCGGCGGTGTAAGCCCCGTCCAGCTCATCCCAGACCGTAGGCTCAACATAGGGTGCGGGGATAGCCGCAATGTCCTCGGCTATCTCCTCCGCTGTGCGCTCTACCGGCTTGTCCAGCTCATCCAGCTTATACACGGGTATGCCGTGTTCTTCATGAAGCGGCGTGGGGAAGTAGTTGGACTGGCACAAGTTGTATTTGTCTCCCGTGCCCTCATCTATCAGCACCCATTGGCTGATATCCTCAATGTTGCTCATTGTGTACCCGCCCTCGCAACGGAGTATACGCCCCCGCTCATCGGGGAGGACGTATACTTTTGATGTGTATTCGTTCATTCTGCACCTCTTTATAATTCAGAGTTTAATTCGAGATTTTTGATGTATACTCCGACTCCCATTGTTGGGAATGTCCCTGCAGGCATATCGAGCCATATGCTTTCGCCGTCGCGCGATGTATATTTAGTTGGAGATATACTCTGACCACCCGGAAGGTTGACACCTGAACAACTAACGGCCGGCGGCACTCTCATATCATTGGCGTATATTCCGGTGTCGATCGCGTTTGGGTAAAAAACATTGCCTATAAACACGATGTATTTTCTGTAATGCCACCGGCATCTCGCCAACTGCTCACCATAATCCGGTATCTCATTGAGTACCCACTGACCGTTTTCTTGATGGGCAAGGGTCTGCTGTGAGCCGATTTCGAGCTTGACGGCAATAATGTAATCGTCAAGGTTCGCATATAATCCAAATATCTCATTAGGATAGCCAGTTGGGACAGTTTCCACGGAAAGCACTTCGCCGTCAAAAACAAATCTTTGGTCAACAGTCATATTTTCCAAAGTAATGGAAAAAAGTCCTCTGTTTTTCAAAAGAATAGATGCAGTCAATTTCTTTGCAACAAGGTCGGATTTGTTTTCATAAAATTGGCGAAGAAACGCCTTCGCATTTGATGCACTTAACCCATTTTCGGTCACAAGCAATGTTGCGCTTGTTCCAGTTGTTTTTTTCCACCGGTCAATTCCATATCCTGCTTCCGTATAGCTCGTTTGCCCCCGCTGATTAATCGGGAATTGCCCGCCGCCCTGCTGACTGCCGCCGCCGACAAAATACCAGTTGTCCAGAAGATTTCGGCCATAATTGTAATTGTTCTGCGTGATATCCTGATTGATGACCACGCCCGTGGGCTTCCATTCTTGCCCATCGAAAACTTTCAATACGCCGTTCATTCCTGCACCCCCTTTATGCCGTAAATCGCAATTGGAATTAGTCTTACGTCTTCCTGCCTCACTGTTGTTCCGCTGATTAAATAACCGCTGCGGAAAATCACACCGGCATCTGACGCTTCCGCCGCTCGGCAAGCAGTGTATAAGGCGTTTTGGAACACAAAATTGTTCGAGATATACGTCGGCGTTCCACTCTTGTTTGACCAGTGAATGCCTCCGCCGTTTTGCGTCTCAACAGCCACGCAGTCATATCCGCTCAAATCCAGTGCTATTGTCTGTTCGGCAAACTCACTTGTAGGACTTGCATTTTCCCAGAGCTTGATCATAGAGATTTTAGTGTTGATTTCTGCCCCAAGATTATTTGTTGCAGTTTGAAGCGCCGAATACACCCCGCCGGAGGTCACAAGGTTGTTGCTGCCCGAAGTCGGCGCATTGTCAACAGTGAACTCATTGTTTTCATCCGTGTCGAACCAGAAGTCGCCTGCGTCCGGTTCTGCCGGGGCATCAGCTTCAACCTTTGCCCTTGCGACAACGTCCTTCCATCCTGCATCTCCGTCACGGTCTTAGAGCTTGGTCAGCACCTGCCCTGTTGTGCCATGCGGGGGAACACCAGACCCGCCGCTGGATGCACCAAGAGGGCCGTTGTTGACCCACTCGCTGTTGACAGCATCCCATACATAGATATCATAGGGCGCGGCCTCGCCTATACCATAGGCTGTTCCCTCTGTAGGCGCTGCCACAGTTCCGGCGGATATAGCCGTTTCAAGAGCCTCAAGAGAAACAAAATAGCCGCTTATTTTGAAGCCGTCGCCGGTGTCTCCGAAAACTATCCAGATAAAGCCGTTGGAGTTGAGTCCGACACATATGTACTCATAGGGCGCGGCTGTGGCCTGCATATCGAAGTAGTGCTGCCCGATGTTGGCCGCGGTGTTGCCCGTGGGTGGGCCGTTACCGGTAAGCAAAGGAAAACCAAAGTCTCTACCGGGCGTGGCAGCGGTCACGCCGCCGGTACCGTCACCAAAAAGTACACCGCTGGTGGCTCCCGCCTCCATGCCTGTCCGTATGCCGCTGTCGGCCTCCGCGCCGGTCATTGAAAGCCTGTAAAATTCAAGGTCTGCCATTATATGACCTCCTTAATAGTAGATAAGTATGCCGCCGGGAGCGCCGCGGCCACCCTTTGAGCCTGCGCCGCCAACGCCCACGTAGCCCACCGGGGATGACCCGCCGGAGAAGCCGGACGCGCCGGGAGCACCGCCACCGCCGCCGCCGTTGCCGCCATTGCCGCCTGTACCCACGAATTGAGCGTCAGTGCCGGGGATGGTGGCTGCTGCGCCCTCGCCACCAAAGCCGCCAATAACAGCTTGCCACTGGACATAACCATCCGTGCCGTTGCCGCCCTTTGCACCGGCAGCGGCCCCGCCGCCACCTCCGCCAAAGGCCCAGCCGAAGTAGCCGCCTTGAGAAGCGTTGTCGGAGCGTCCGCCCTTGCCGCCCTCCCACGTTTTTCCGTTGAGGGTCACAGGGTTGCCGTTTCCACCATAGCCCGCCAGCTCCTCGCCGGTGGGCGTATTGGAGGCAGACCTTGCACCAAGGCCGCCGGATGCCCCGGCAATGCCCTTTGAGCCGGACCGGGCGTAGAATTTGCCATCGATCAGGTTCAAAATGCCGCCGGGTACTACTGCGCCGTAGTAGGATGAATAATCGCCAAAGGTGGTTTCGCTGCCGTATGCGCCGGGGCTGTCGCTTTCGCCGCCCTCGCCCCCTGCGCCGCAGGAATAGTCGATGTAGTCAAGGTTGCTTACATCAATATCTACGGTCAGCACCTTGCCGCCGCTGCCGCCGTTGCCCGCTGCGCCGCCCGCTCCGGGGCTGTCCGGCCTACGCTGGGAGTCTGCACCCTTGCCGCCGCCATTGCCGCCCTGCCCGCCTTGGATAATCACCGCGCGTATAAAGGGGTTGTCCCGCTGCTTTATGGCAGGAGGAACAGGCCATGAACCAGAGCCGGTCAGCAGAACCACGTTTTGCATATTCATCATTACGCCGGGGGGTGTATAGCCCGTGACAATCTGACAATCGGCTTTTGTCAAACTGGTTGTGTTCCAGCGCATACGATGAATGAAGCCCTTGTTCAATTCATCATATGGGTTATAAAACTGGTATAGATTGCCGGGTTTTTCATCCTCCAAAACAATGGAGCTGGAAACGACCTTGCGCTGTGTATAAAAGTCATAGAGCCTATCCATTACGTTGGAGCTGTTGAGGGGATTTATTAAGGTTACATCGGTAACAGAAACGGTTTTTCGCACGGGTGTAATATCATTTCGGCGCGAAATGATGCGGCTTTGCACTTGGTAGGGAACGGCGGAAATAATGCCATTGCCCGTCACATACGCGCTCGTCTCGTTGGCATCCCGCACCGTCATCCCCGCTTCCGACACCTGAATTGTGTCGGGGTTTATGGGCGGGTCAAATGTGACAAGCGCCTCGCCCTCTATATGCGGGGCAGTCGTGTTGTTGTATACGTCCTCCCGCTCTGCGGTTTCGTCAAAGACATACGTGTATTCCGTCAACTCGACATCGGTCACAGGCTGCTCATAGGCCACATCACCGCCGATATAAATTCGGTCACGGGGGATTTCGGGCGGGTTATCGTTGGCCTTTAGGTAGGAAAACAAAATATCGCCGTTTGCGTCCATGGTCATGTTGACACAGTAGGCGAAAATCAATTGATGGAGGTTATCGCGCTTGCTCTCTGAGTATGGCAAAAGGCCGTGGACGGTAGTTGTGGCAACTTCGTCCTCAACCAAACAATTAGCTAAGCCGCCGGTTATAGGCGTTAGGCCGTTGGCGCTTGCACCTACAGTTCCGCCGATAAACTCCGTCAACACCTCCGCAAAGGTTTCTCCGGTGTAAACTCCGCCCCGGTGGGGCTGAACATCCAATATGCCGATAATGCTAATTGCGTTTATTTCCCATTGGTCTTTTGCGACACGTCGCACATAATCAACATACAGTTTTCGGGAAAGAACGCCGTTTACGTAGTGCCAGCACTCCGTGCCATATGGCGTATCTGCGGGATTGGCATTATAAAAACCACAGAGGACAAATCCGTCTGTGGTTTCTAATGCGTCATGATCAGTCGGCTGCAATGCCATTCTGGCGTAATATTTGTAGTGGGTAACGGGAGTAAAGCGGTCAATACTTAATTCGTTGGCCACAAGGTCTACGGTATAATCGCCGGAGGATGAGACAATCTCCGCGTTGGTAAAATAAAAAAGCGGCGAATTTACATCGCCGATGAAAATTTCGCTACGTATCATAGTTATCCCGCTCCTCGAATGTGACGACTATACCCTTGTTGTAGTCGCCGCCCACCAGACCTCCCACATACTGCATCGTTGAAACGGAACGTTTTGCCGAAATAGTCCTGTAGTCCCCAATGCGCGGCTCGAAGTATTCCATATCCACGTATGGCGCGGTATAGAGGGTTTTCAACAGATGTTCGGTCTGTTCGTCGGTGAGCGGCATACAGGGCAGGGTAATCACGGAATTTATGCGGATTTCGTCCACATATTCCACGCCGGACAGCATAACACCGCCGTTTTGGCCTATGATGGGTTTATAGCTTATATTGTGTGGTGTGTAGGGTAGAAAATAGGCGGTAAAGTCCTCGCCGTTGATTTTGAATGTTCTCATCGTTTAGCCCTCACGAACGCGCCGCCCCTGTCGCTTTCGATTTGTTTGTAGGTGTCGTATGTCTCGTATGCGATAGTCTTTCCGTCGATTTGTACGGAAATAGGTGCAACCACCCGGATTTCCTGCGGCATGGCCTGTGTTTGTCCCTGGGTGTATTCCTTATTCTCCGCAGCGGTCAAAATGCGCTCTCCTTTATGGAGGGAGGATATAAAGCCATCAAAGGGGACATAGTCCAGACCCTGGGCGTTATAACCGTCGGCGGTGCCGGAAGTCTGGCTGCTGTATTTGGTAATAACATTAATGTACTTGAAGGTATTGTCAGGTATTGAAGCTATTGCGTTTTGAACGGCTAATGCAATGTCTGAAGCATTATCCTCAAGGACAACCTGAAATGGTTCTTCGGTTGCCGTTTCTATCGTCTGGATCAGAGTCTCAAATGCACCGCTTGTTTCTGTGATCGTACCGGCGAGACTGTCCTGCGAGGTGGAAAGCTCCTCCATAAGGGTCTGTATTGACTCGATCGCTGCTGTGTCGCCCTCGCTGACCGCCTCGGCAAATGCCTGAAGATAACCCGCGCCGGATTTGCCAAGCTCCTGCATTTGAGCCGCCAGCTCGCCATACCCGGCGTCGGTCAAGGTCTCAAGGCTCTGCTGATATTGCCTGTTATAATCGATTTGGCTTTGGATATTTGCTGCCATGGTGTCAAGGCTGGCAGACTGTATCTGCTCCGCCTCCTGAAACGGTGCAAACCATCCGCTCACCTGAGCTTTTGCGCTCTCGTATGTGGTAACCAGATTTTGGACGGCGGCCTCAACCATAGCGATTTCCTGCAAATCAATCGCCTTGTAAACCTCTGAAAAAGCTTCAAAATCGAAGCCATATCCGCCAGTTTCTGCCTGCAGTTCCATAAACTCGGCATATCGCTCTTTTAGTCCATCAAGGTTTTCCGCCATGGACTCAACCGGGCCATCGAACAGCACCATATTACGCACAGACTCGCTATACTGCTCCGCTGCCTTTTTCGCGCCTTCCGCCGTGGCCATTATGCCCAGGCCTACCCAAGAAAGAGCGGTGCCGACGAGAGTGCCATAACTAAGTAGCTTGGACTCGTCGCCTAAGATGTCGCCAAAGGACGAAAAAAATCCCTCGCCGGCAATGTTTGAGAAGGAATTTTTCATACTCTCGGCAACATCCGATAAGCTGTCCTTTAGGCCTTCGGCCTCACCGACAATGTCCTTTGCTGCATCTTCTACGCCCTTTTTTGCCTCATCCCATTTGACGGAAATGCTTACCTGCAAATCCAAGAGGTTCATATGCTCACCGCCTCTCCCGTTACCGCCGCTATCACGCGGGCCGCTATTTCTTCTCCGCTTTCATTATGCTGCGGCTTTTTTTGTATTATGTCGCTGTAGCGGGCCGCCATGTATTCGTCACCCTCTCTTCTTGCGCTGTTCCTGCTTATCATTTTAAGACAGTCACTTACATAAAAACGGTATGCCTGCTCTTTGGCTTCTTTTTGAAGCCTTGAACTGACATACCGCATTATTGCCTTTGTGCTTAAACTTCCCCGGTATTCTCCTATGCAGAGGCAGAGGATTGCCTGGCATTCCCGCTCTGCGCAGAAATAAAAAAACCGCGGAATACCGGGTCTGTAAGAAGCTCACCGAGGCTTGTAAGCAGCTTTCTTGTGTCGAGTGTTTCGATGTACTCTCTATCTTCCACGCCCTCTATTGTCGCCATGATATGAATAATGTCTGCCTTATGCCTGCCGAGAAGTGCGGGATATGATTTCTGCAAACGTTTATAGGTGAACTTATACACGTCCTCACCTTCCGGCAGCTCCACCCGGTGGAAATAATCGGCGGCATCATCATCTGTGGCGATGTTTGCAATAGGCTCTATCAACTCACATATTACATCCAGCGCCCGCTCGCCCTTGATTTCGGAAAATTTCACGTTACTCCTCCTCAACGTTGGCAGCTGCGGCAGCTTCTTCCTGACCCTCCTGTACATATACCTCAACGGGGATCTTGGTCTGGTCATTCATTGTGTAATGGGCGGTAAACTCAAAGGGAAACTGTCCCTTGGCCTTGTCTGCACTTTTCCATTGGAAGCCACCTGTGGAAAGAGTGTTGAGCATGTGTATTGCAAGATATCCGCCGGCGGTTTCGCCGTTCTTGCTGGAATAATCTCCTACAAACCACAGGTCTGCAAAGTCTGTATCCAGAAGATTACTGCGGGGTGTTATCTTGTTGCCCTCCTTGTCTGCTGCGCTGAAGAGCCGCTTTACGCCGTCTGCCGTGACAGAAATACCGGTACCGGAAAGTATAACGGACATTTCCTGCAGCCTTTTCAGCTCTTTCATGTTTTTGGGGCAGTTGTCAATGTCTTCGCCGAAATCGGCATAAGTAGGCGTTGCGTGAAATGTCATTCCGCCGGTTGTTGCCCACAGTATTTTGGATATCAGCTCATCCCCTGTGCCGGGAGAGTCGGGATCGAACTCAGAGAGCAGCACACCTGCATTTACCTGCAGTTCTTCAAAAGCTGTCTCGGGAATCTTGGAAAATTTCATATTCTTCTCCTTGTCAGTTAAGTGTCAGGTACTCCACGTCCACATTGATCAGGCGCCGTTTGAGGTGCGGCGCGGTGTCGTCCTTTACCGCCTGAGCAAAGGGGCGTCCGCGCTTGATCCATATGGCACCGCCTTCACAGGGAATGGTCACGCCGCCCAGACCAATGTGCTCGGAGATTTGCTGTACCTTGGCATTGGGAATGGCTTCGCTTTCCGTGTAGTACCACAGATTTATCAGTATGTTGTTCTCGCCGTCTTCCCACGCGCCCAATGTCAGCTCGTAGGTTAAGTACGGCAATATTACGTCCGAAGGCACGGAGCTTGTCGTATAGGCTGTCAGGCCGAAGCTGCCCATAAAGCTGTGCAGTGCCGCGCCCTTGCTCATGCGTGCGCTCATTTTGGCACCTCCGGCAGCAGGTATTCTTCTGCTGTGACCTGCGTAAAGGAAAATCCTGCCCGCTCCGGGGTCTGGATGTCGTCGCCGTCGCTGGTTACACGGAAAATTTTGTCGTCAAAAAGCCTCTTGAATACGTCGTGATACTCAAGCACGGCGTTCTTTTCCGTTGTTACCGTGTACAGGCTGGTCACTCCCTGTTTGTCGGCAATTCTTGCTTCCATCGAGGAGTTGAACACTATCGCTGCCAGAAACTTGGCTCCTTCCACCCATTCGGTGTAAAAGCCACCCTCGCCGTCAGGCTGACGTTTTTTGTCCAGCAGCACGCAGTTGGTTTTATAGTCGTCTATCAGGCTCATATTTTCCTCCATTGCTTCAGCTCGCCGCGAAAAGCGTCTTTCCACGTGAGCACGGCTCCGTTTTTCCCTTCCGCTTTTGTGTAGCTGTAGCCGCCAAAGCTCTCGCTTTTATACGGAGAGGCAAGGGTTTTGGCATTTTCCGTTTCCCACGTTTCTATGTCTTCTGCCAGCTCCTGCACGGCTTTTGGTACCGCCAGCGCCCATATCTCACCGCTGAACACTTCGTCTGCCAGTACGTCAACGTTCTTTTGATGCAGGCCATCGTTTAACACGCTGCCCCGGATTCGGAAATACTGCCCGTTCAGCAAAAAGGGCAGCGCCAAAGCTCCGCCCTCTATGCTGTAGATATCTGCATGTATGCCGCCGGGCAGGGCAAACCAGTTATTGCAGTGCTTGAGTACTTTTTCCAGCGTTTCAAGCTTCATTTTGCCCCTCCTTATCCGGCCTGTTCGCTCTGTTTCCTCCGGCCTCGCTTTACTTCTCTTATAAGAGGTATACCGCGTCTATTGCTGTCGCTTGCAAGCTCGGCTATGCGCTCATCCGTGACATCTAAACCAACGCGGGGGAATACATCCCCCACGTTGTAAACGAAGCCATTGTCCTGCAAATCGTTAAACTTCACAATGACCCTATACATGATCATGCTCCCTGCTCATCATCGCCGCCAGCATCTTCGCCGCCAGCATCTTCGCCGCCAGCCGCGCCAAAGGTAATCTTAGCAATGCCGTCAAGATACTCCGCCCACAGAGCCATACCCATCAGAGCGTAGCTCTCACCGACGGCGGTGGAGTAATTGCCCTGTGCGTGGAAGCCGATCAGATTAGTTTCGCCCTGAGTGGTGTAGTTCAGACCCAACTTAGCAAACTCGCTGTCGGAGGGGTCAACATAGTACAGGTCGATATTCTCCACGGGAGTGGCGATAACCATACCGCGATCAATCTGAGTAGCAGGAAGCAGGAACAGGGTGGAGTAGCCGAGGAAGTCCTTTACATAGGTCAGTCCAAAACGGGTCTGAACGGTAATGTCGGCGGCACCGAGATAGTCATAAGCATCCAGAATGTTTGCGAAGCCGACAACGGCGGTCACATCTTTCTGAATGGTAGCAAACTTGTTCAGAACTTCGCCCTGCGCCTTTGCCAGCGCATCCTGCCAAGAGGTGGCAGTCTGGGTAAGAGTGCCGGTCTTGAGGAAAGTATAGAACTTTGCAAGCACAATGTTCTGCAGCTTGGTCAAGAAAGCATCATCGGACTTTTCAACAGCGATTTCAGCGCCGTACTTGTTCACATCCTCGATGGGGACGGCTTTGGCATACTTCTCGATGGTCAGGTCAGCCTTAGCCGCCTGAGTAATGGTTGCTTTGCTATAGGGAATGACTTCGCCCGGATCAACAGCACCGCTTTCCAGCGTAATATCAGCGGTGTAAGACACAAGGGAAGTGCCGGGGGTCTTGCGGATAGGGCGCATAATGCCCATGATGTTTCTCAGCGCTTCCCAGTTATCGCCGAAGCGAGTAACAAAGTCCACCTCACGGGCGGTAACGCTGGTATAGACGTTGGGGAGACTGTCACGGGGATTAGTCAGAGTTTCAACATAAGTAGCTGCCATTATAAGGCTCCTTTCAATTCAGTAATTCAGGATTGTCGGCGAGGGCTTTCTGACGCTCGGCAGTGGACATTACATATCGGCCCTTGTCGTCCTTTTTGTAAATGTCCTCGCGTGTCATTTTGCCGCCGCCTGTGTTTGCGGGCGGGTGAGGTACGGCCGCCCCTGTTGTGCTTGTGGTGACGATGTATTCGCCCCACTCCTCTTTGATGCCTTTTGCCAGTTCTTCGGCATTGGCGGCTTTGCCGTCTTTGTCCAGCTCAATGCTGTCGATCACATCGGCAGAGATCTTTACGATACGGTCAAAATACTTGTCCGCCACTTTCTGCTCCTGGAGCAGCCCCCGGAAAGCCGCAGTCTTTGCTGCCCGGCTCTCCTTTGCTGCCACATCAGCCTTGAGCTTATCGTGGTCGGCCTTTTCCTTTTCGTATTTCCCCTGCCAGTCGCCGCCGGCGGCTTTAAGGTCGTCCAATTCCTTCTGGACCTCCTTCAGTTTGTCAGCTGCTTTCTTATTGGCTGCGGCCTCGTTCTTCAGGCCCTCAACTGTTTCTGTGTGGGCGTCTATGATCTGATCGGCCTTATCCTCTTCGATGCCCATTGCTTTCAGCATTTTTCTTGTCAATGCCATGTCTATCGTCCTTTCTTCGGGGCTGTTCTTCGCCCATGATAGTGGTTTATAAAAACGGCTGTTCTTCGCCGGTTTTATCAGAAAATAGAAAAAGCCCGTATCTGCTTATGTGCCGCAGATACGGGCTGTATTAACATATTTTGGGGTTTTGCTCACGTTTTTTTGGCTTCTGCTTACGCTTTAGCCGTTTTTAAGTTCTTCCTCAAGGATGTTGCGATAGGTCTGTGCGTGGTCTTTCACGGCGGGGCGCAAATACGGCTGCGGCTCCTGACCTCGTGTGTGATGCCAGTTCCCTTCGCTGTCCTGATACACCCAAGGCGTAGGACGACCGCCGCCGCCCTCGGCGTATTTGCCGGTGCCAAGCTCTACATATGGGCCATATTCCATGTTTGTGCCAATATAAACAGCTTTCGCGGCCTCGTCAACCTTGTGTGTAATGCTGTTTTTTAATGCGCCGGTGTCAACCGGAACAAGATCATTTACGGCATAGCCTTCGGCCTGCTCGCCCATCCGTTCCAATGCGCGGAGAATAGCATCGTTAAATTTTTGCAGGACTTCTTCGGAGTTGTCGTCTATTATTGTTTCAATATCCATAATTTACCTCGAATGAAAAAGCACCGTGCATTGCTGCATAGTGCTTTAATTTCCCAGTATGTGTTTTTCAAACTTTCTTGGCAGCCGCACATTATACTTATCAACATAATGCGCAAGGTGATTGCACCACATATACTCACCGTCTGTAAGAACTAAAACTTCTGCAGGGATGACGGAGTTGTCAAAGACATCCCTGTTTCTTGACAGTTGCGCCAGGACAATCTCTCCGGTCTGTAAAAACTTCACGATTTTATCCTGTCCAACATAGCGGTTCTTCTCCATGCTATCTATCATTAGAGGATAATTCTTATTGGGTTTTAGTTCTGAAAAATTGATATAGGTCATTTTTTCACCCTCGGTTTGAAAAGCACCCAGCCATCACGGTTCCATTTTTCTTTAGCAGCCTTAATAAGCACTGCGGCCTCTTCTTCGTCGTCAGCCAATACCACATATCCCTGCTCAACGGAAAATATTTTCTTAGTCGGTGCCAGCACATCAACTCCGGTCAAATCCGCAAACTGTTGTGCTAATCCGTCCGCATACTTTCCTGACTCGCAAGAAAAAAGTCGAATCGGCTGCACAAATTTTACCCCGCCGGAAATAAGGCGATTATAAAACTGCTGTGCTGTCATTTCTTGCACGGTTTCTTCCGTGTCTGGGTCATTGAAGCTAAATAGATATGGGTCTGCGTGGCAGGCAATATCTTGAAAACCTGTGAGCGTTGGAACATTTTCCAGATTTTTATAAAACTGGTCCCTTACGCTCATATAGCGAATGGCATCTTTTGAACCAGATGCTATGCTATTTATGTTTATTATACTCCTTTTTGTTTTATTTGCAATATTTTTTAAGGCCGGCGGTGGAAAATCTTCGCCGGTTTTCCATTTATACCACTCCGGATAGGTCATTTCATTGATGAGCACCTTTTTCTTTAGGCTTCTGGTTTTTTCCTTGGCAGCTGCAAGGGCTTTCTGCAGGGCAAGGCGCTCAGACCGAAGCTTTTTCCTCTTCTCCGGGTCGTCTTCTGCCTTTTCGCGGGCTTTCAGGCTCTCCACCTTGTCCTCGATTCTGTCCTCCTCGGCTTTGGCCCTTTCCCATTCGGGATTCATCACGCGCATCTGCCGCGGTTCAGCCTCGATGCCCTCTTTTTCCACCGAGCGTTCAGCACAGCGGCAGTTGTAAAGATTTCCTGCGCTTGCCCCCATGCTGCCATCGCCGGGGAACATCAGCTTTTCGCCTCCCACGATATAGGGCTTATCATAATCCACCACCTGACCGTCGGCCGCAGCGTGGTTATATCTCGTCCGCAGGTCCTTGGTGGCCACCCAGCGCTTGCGCACCTTTATTCCCATTTCGGCAGCCTTCTCAAATGTTGCCTGCCTGCCGCCGTTCTGCGCCGCTGTGTATGCCGTTCTGGCTGTGCGGATAGCGGATGTACGGCTCATGGTCTCGATGCGCTTTTGAAGCTTATCGGCAATCGTGGGGATGCCGTCGCCCAGCAGAATGGAGCTTAATATCTGCGCTGTTATCTGCTCTCTGCCGTATGCCAGATCTATGCCCCGGTTCAATGCTCTTTTCGGCGGGTAATAAGGCATCAGATCCGGATCGCTTAAAACAATGCGCCGCACAGCTTCTTCGTTCCATACGGTAAAGCCAATGTTTCCATAGCTTTTCTCGATGTTGTAAGCGGCGTAGTTCCGGTTGAGGGTGTAAGCGCCCGGTGTGGTGTCATTTACATAGGCCACCGCCGTTTCGTTGGCCTTGCTGGCCCGCTCGGCCAGCTTATCCCGCAGATCTTCGTATCTTTTTCCCCGGCCTATCTGGGCGATGCGCCATAGTGTGTACTGCTTTTTTGTGATCTCGCCTTTTTCCAGCGCGTCTTTCATTGCCTCATCGCGCTTTATAAGCTGCTCAAAATACCGTTTTATGGTCCCGCTCATTTCTTTTGCGGCATCCTTGTAAAGCTTATTTATCCTGCGCTCAAGCTCCTCAAGGCCCTCGGCGCTTATCCTGTCTATTTCGTCCCATGACATGCTTTATTCCTCAATCGGTTCATCTTCGGGCAACATCTCTGCAAAGCGTTCTGAAGCCTGCTGTGCTTTCCTGTCCATAAGATCGTCCACTTCTTCCTGTGTGAGCCAGGGCAGCTTCCGGAGGATAAGCTCATCGTCCATGTACTGGGCCGCCAGCAGCACCATCTGGGTGCGCTCCAGCTCGTTGACGACGCGGCTTCGCTCAAAGCTGACGCTTGCTTCTATCCCCACGAGAGAAAAAAGCTGCTCAAGGAATTCAAGCACGCAGTATTCGTAGTTATCCACCTTGGTGTTCATCGGGTCGTAGGCCGCATCTATCTCTGTTGCGGTCTTATCTCCGCTGGTCAGCTGCCGCACATCGGTCACCTGTGCATCCTCGTAAAGATCCTCCTTCAGGATCTTCAGGTAGGCCGATCTGGCCTCGTAAGGAATTTCCACCGTGTGCGCCTCGGCGCTTTCTCCGGCTTCTCCGTCTACGGAAGCCGCGCCTACAGTCTTCATCCGGTGCCGGAATTGTACAAGGTCCTCGTCAGTCATTCCGCCGGCATTCTTTATCAGCCAGTAAATCACTGCCGCATCGTCCATGTCGTTGGCAAAGCCGCTCTTGATCAGGTCATAGCAGTCAATGGCCTCTTGCAGTCCCACAAGCTCGCTCTGCTTTTCCGGGTTGCCCCACAGCGGGATTATCGGCAATGCCGAATAGTTTTCGCCCACGGTGAGCAGCTGCTCGCCGGCGGCGGTGGAATGCACCGTCTCCTTGTAGGCTTTCCTTTCTTGTTTGAGCTTTATATCCTCGTCGGGGCGCTTGATGAATTCACTGTATCCGTTCTCCTCGAAGAGAACGATACGCAGCGGCTTTTTGTCGGCCAGCTGCCAGAAGTAAATTCCCGCTCTCAGTGCTCCGGTCTCTTCATCCATCAGCGGCACAAACTCCGTCAGCTTGTAGGTCTCCAGCTTATCGTGGTTCCAGAAACCGAAAGAGACGCCCTGTACAAGTGCGTCTCTGCCCAGCTTCTGCAGTTTTATGTCGAAATTCCGGCCCAGCTTTTCTTTTTCTCTGCTGTCCATTTTTGCGCCGTTGCCCAGAAGATACTGATTGATCTGGTTGACAAAGCGCTGAAAAAATGCGCTGCCCACCTTGTGGTTGGCTGAATAGTTGTCCGGCACCTTCTTCCCGCTCAGCGTCATGAGCGTCTTTCGGTACCGGCTTATGGTCACGTTGCGGCGCCTGGCGTATTCTTCCGCGTCCAATGCAGTCTGGTACTCCGCGCTGCTCTGGTGCTCCCTTATGGCTTTCAGCAGAAATTCGCCCCGCTCCTGTTCGGATTCTCCGACACTTATAAGATCCTGGTATGTAAGCATGTTGATGTCTCCTTATAGCAGCTCGTAGGGTATGTGATCCGCCCCTGGATTTCGGGCTTTGTTTTTCAGAATCGTGCTGCTGAAATATCGTATTTCGTCCATGGCGTGGTCGTTTTCCTTTATGACCACATCCTCGGCGCTCTTTTCGTTCCATCGGTACAGGCCGAATTCCCTTATGGCATTGACACAGCGCCGGTGTATCATCAGCTGCCCGCCCTGCAGGAAGGCCGCTGTCCGCCTTATGCCGTCCATTACGGAGTTGTCGGCTTTGCGTACCGGCAGCCGCCGCTTCCGAAGCGCCGTTATAAAGCTTGCGGCAGAAGGGTCAACCACGATCTGCTTTATCGGAAAATACTTCTTGTACAGCTTTTCCACCTCGTCGCAGTAATCTTCATCCGTCAGCTGCCGCCCGCTCCTGCGCCCGTCATAGTACCATTCGTCTATTCTCGCGGCCTTGCCGCCTGTCACGCCGTACACCCCTGCTGAAAAGGGGTTGAGCGTGCCGTAGTCCACGCTGATGTAATACTCGCTGTATCGCTTATCCTCATCGGTAATGTTCTTCTCTCCGAATTCGCTGTATACAAGCCCCTCGGCCACGACCCACAGTCCCTGAATATACCGCTGGTAGAAGACGCCGGTGTACAGCGCTTTGTATCTGGCCAGCGTTTTTTCGCTCAGTCCGGGGTTGTCCTCCAGTTCAAAGTGCAGATGCAGGGCGTTTTTATCTTCCGCCTGCTCTATCCATTCCGTGTTGAACCAGTGCTGCGGCGAATCCGGGTTGCAGGAAAACCAGAAGCGGCTGTCGTCCACGCTGCATCTGGCCAGCGCCTGCTCCACAAAGGAGCGAGGCTGCAGCGCCACCTCATCCAGCAGCACCCCTGCCAGAGTGCGACCCTGGATGAGCATGTAGCTGGCCTCGTCTTTCCCTCCGAAAACCTCAAACACGTTTTCCCGCTCACCGTTGGAGATTATCAATAGCTTGTCGGATCTTCTCCACCGTATCTTGTAGCGGTCTCTGGCATATTTCATCCCCATGTAGGGCTTGACGATGTTTTTTACTGCGCTGTCCACTGTCTTGCCGCACACTCCGAAAAGCTGCCCGTCGTATCGGCGCATGGCATCGTCCACGAAGGCCGTCATCATCAGTGACGTCTTGCCGGATCTGATCGACCCGTCGCATATCAGTGCATCATAGCCTGTGTACGGGAAGGCCAGTATCTTTCGTTGTTTATCAGACAGCGGCATCTTTCACCCGCTCCTGCTCCAGTTTTTCCGCTTCCTCGCGCAGAGCACGGCTCAACGCGTCTTCCTCCTGCTTCTGCCCCGGCCTCAGCGCGCCGATGGCTTCATAGCGCTTCATGAGCTCTTTGCCGGCAGCAAGGCGATCAGACAAAGCCGCATCAAGCCCGAACTGATCGTTTACCTCACCCCTCATGACTGCGGTGAAGAATGCCAGCGTTTCGTTTGCGTCAGCGACAACCCGGCTGTCCTGATCCTCAATGCGCGCCTTCATGTATTCCTTGATCTCTGGCCGCTTGAGTATCCTGTTGGCTGTCTGGGCTGCGCTGGCGGCAGAATACCCGGCATCGATGGCTGCCTGCGTCTGGTTCCAGCTTTTTATGTACTTGTCCACAAACAGCTTGTGCTGTCGGTTGATCTTTTTGCTCATTTGGTATCTCCATTCGCACGCGTATGCGAATATATGCCAAAGCTTAGCTTTTCTTTGCTTTTTCTTCTTCCAGTCTGGCCGCCAGAGCCTTGACCACTTCCACAAGGGAGTAAGTCTCAATTATCGGCTCCGGCTTTTCTCCCTGCCGGTGCTTTTTGACCTTGTATCTGGTGATGGGCCGCTTGTAGACGATGGAGTAAAATTTCTTCTCCTCGATCACTATCGGCACACCCATCGTGCCCAGTGCCGTCTGCAGCTTATCAACCGTCTTTCTCGGATTTTTCATTAGTGCGAGCCTCTTTTGACGGAGAGCAGGGCGGCGCCTGGCGAGGAAGTTGCGCCAGAGCTTTGCGAAGGCCGCCCTTTTACTCTCTG